GTTTAAGTGGGACTTAATATAAGTCTCTGTAAATGTATTTTTTAATGTACCGAAATCCATGTTCTTTTTTTATAATAAATATGCTTTAATCTTCTAATACATCATTTTCATCATCTAAGAACTTTTGTTCAGCCTCATCGATTAAATCATTAACACCCTCAAATAACATTTTTATATCTTCGTTTTTACTTTTTCCTTCGTTTAATAATTTATCAATAACCCCTTCTTGATTTCTAAATCCTTCACCGAATTCTCCACCACCAGCTTCTTCACCGCCTCCGAAGTCTCCTCCTTCATCACCGAATCCACCTTCTTCACCACCAAAATCTTCACCGCCTCCGAAGTCTCCACCTCCGAAACCACCTCCGCCTCCACCGAAGCCTCCTTCATCACCGAATCCACCTTCTTCTCCACCTTCAGCCGGTTCTTGTTCTTCAGGAGTATCGATTTCACCATAAAGTCTATCGATTTTATCAAAGTATCCTGTTTTCTTAATAACGTTAGGGGTATTTTCAAGTTCAGCTGCCGCTGCTCTTTCAAGTCTTTGTTGTTCAAGGTCACTAACAATCTCATCATTAGAGAAGTTAAATATATTCTTTTTAGCCCATGTATGTGACGTAGGTGCTATACCATCAACAGCAGTAACAAGGTCTTTGTAAAGTAGTACTTTCTCTTTCCATTGTTCAACCTTTAACATTTCACCTTGTGTAGATGGATTAGTTAATATTAGTTTAAAATTATTTAACTCTTCTTCAAAACCTAAAATATATAAATGGATAATCGCTATCTTATTTAATTCTTGAATCATAGCCTGTTGTATACGATTAATTGTTCTAGCGAATCTAATATCCATCAAAGCCAAATTCTTACCTTCACCTTGTGCATCCTCAAAACCTAAGATTGGTTTAGGAACTCTAAGAGCTGTAACCATTTTTCTTTGGATATATTGAATATCAGCTATTTGGTCTAGATTTGACGCCCCTTGTAATGTCTCGATTGGACTTGAAGCGTTCATGTCTCTTACAGGAATAAAGTAATCTTGGTCTACCGCTAATGTATTATATCTTAAATCTACTTGTCCCGTATTGTTATCAGCAACTTGTGTTCTTTTGAATTTGTTAGCTACTTTTTGTACGTAAGATTCTACGTCTTTATCATCAATATTACCAACATATACTTTAAACACTCTTCTTTCGGGTGCTCTAACAACACGATAAACTAACATAGCATCTTCAGCTAAAAGTAATTGTTTCCAAATACGTCTAACTTTTTCTAATACAGATGTACCGTAAGGTAATTTTCTATCATCACCAAGAAGTCTAAAATGTGCAATCTCCCAAGCGTTAAAGTCCATACCTTTATCCTTCCAACTAAACTTAACCTCTTTTTTCTTAGGTGTTTCATCTAATTGACCAGCTTGAGCATGTGGTGTTAACCCACCAACTTCGTCACGTTCCACCTCAACATTAGTTAATTGGGAGGCTCCTAAAACTCCTTTAGTTCTATCTATTTTTAAATAAACGAAGTTGTCACCGTACTTACATGTGTTTCTAGTCCACATTTGTAGGTTAGTATTAAGGTCTAGTATATTTTCGAATAAATCTTCTAATACATTTTTAATTCTTTTGGATTCTGAACGTACTGTAATAACTCTACCTTGTTCGTTAAGTGTACAAGACTCTTCTGACATTATATCTAAGGCTGCTGAAATTTCAGGAGTAAATTCCATAGCTTCATAATCCATGTAAGAAGCAATTCTACTAGTTTCATAATAAACCGCCTTTTGATATAACTCATTATCTACTCTAGCCCATTGAGCTTGCATGTAGTTTTGTTGTTGACCTTCTAATTTTTCCCTTTCATAGTCCTCCCTAGACTTTGTGGTAATAAGGTCTGATTTGTCAAAAGTGTATTTTGGGGTCTTAGGTCCAGAACCTTGACCGAACATAGTGAATAACTTCTGATATACTGTTAAATTATCTTTTTTTGCCATTAAATTAATGTTTTATTTACATATAAATATTCAGCCATAATAGTAATGGTCATATTATAAATGTGAACAAGAGACTACAATTAACGTCTAGTATATTTTTCTTTATCCTGTTTTCTAAAACCATACATACCACCAAATACCCAATTATGTGGTGAATCTGGTGCTTGTGTTCTATTAACCTCATTATTAGCCATAAAAAAATCGGTTTGTCTAGACAAAGTATCAACATCAGTTGATTCTGTACTAGTAACAACCCAAGATTCAACCATAGCTTTAGCTTGTCCTCTAGATTTCTCTAAATCTTTAAATGATGTCATTGCCACGAATAGACACATACCTACTGACATTAATAAGTCATCGTGATAACCTTTCATATGGTCAGGTCTACCGTTTATATAAACAAAAGTGTCCATCTCATTAAGAGCCCTAGCTGAACGAACTTTAAAAGTATCCATACGAACACCCTTTTCAAGTTCCGATATAATTACGTTTCTATTTTTTTGAAAGTTAAGTCCAGGTAATTTACCATTGTCCATATGTTTCTGTAAGGCTCTATTATTTTCAACAGAATCGATACCAACAGTAATATCATAATACATTCTTTTTTTAGGATAACCTAAATCAATAAGTTTAAGTACTGTAGCAGCACCCCAACCTCCTGTAATGTCGACAACTATAAAAGCGTCGTACATACCACCATAGTGGGCACATATCTCACCCAATACATCGGGAGCGACTTTACCTTGATATTCAGCCACTTGATTACCTGTGGTATAATCCATAATACAAATACCAGCGGAGTCATCGGATGAACCTGATGAAGCATCGGCAGCTAGAATGTATTGATGGTCTTTAATTGGGTCTTCCCATATCCACATATTACCGTCAATCCATTCTTTTCTAATTGGGTCTTTAACGTTATCTCTTTCTTGACGTTTGGCATATTTGTCATCAATAACGTTATCACCTGAACCTAGGAATGAACAAAGTAACTCTTGTGCAATTGAACGTGGGTTGTGGTTAAGGTCAGCACACATACCTTCAAACCAATCAGATGTTGGTTCGTAACCGTCAGCAATCATATCGTCCCACTTATCTTGTGGTACTGTACATTCTTTACCTTCCTTTTCTATAGTATAGTGGTTTATGTCACCACTACAAGGGTCGTAAATAGTCTCAATAACGTCTCCTGTCTTCTCATCTTTCTTAATCCACGACATACCATGATTAAACTGTAAACTCTTATTCCTACCGTTGTAACGAGGGTCTTCATACCACTTCATATCAACAGTATTATAGTTGTTCTTACCTAGTTTAGCTAATTTATATGTCTTATGATATAATGGGTCGTAACCGTTTGGTGTAGAAATTAGAATACAGCGTCCACCCGTAGAAAGTGATGGTTGTGCTGCTTCGTAGAACTCTTCTCCTCTACTACCCTCGATGAAGGCCGCCTCATCCACAATAATCAATGAAGGTGTATAACCCCTCAAGGCATCTTTAGAAGAAGCTACCGCTTTTACCTCTGAACCATTGTTAAGTCTGTAGTGTGAATCTGAGTTCTTTTCAGGTGAAAACCAATCTTTACCGTTAGCTGGTCTATAGATATCCATCCAATCAGGTAGTTGTCTAGTAAAATCTCTAATTTTCTTTAAGAATTCTTTAGCAGTTTCCTGTTTATTGGCCGCAATTAGAATCTTATGTTTTTTCTTGGGGTTGGCTAAAGCGGTTAATATAGCACAATAAGCGGCGGTAGTTGTTGATATACCAGCCTGACGTGGTTTCATTACAATATTGTGTCTGTGTTTAATGTAACCATCAACCAGTTCTAACTGTCTTGGGAATAGTTTGAATGGTACTTCACCACCCTGTGTTCTATCCTCTGTATGTAGATAACTTTCTATGGCGTAAATCGGGTCTTTAAGACACCTAGCCATCTCTAAAAGTTTTTGTCCTTTTGTCATTTGTTTCTCTGAACTCATACCTATAAATATCGATAGGCAAAGAAAAACCCACCCTAGTAGCGAACTTGAGTGGGTTTTAGTAGTCCGAGAACTACAACGGTCCTAAATCCGTATATCTTATAAATGTGGACCTATTTTAGATGCCGTTTCGAAATCTCCACGGTCTAAAGCGTCGTCCATTAATCTCTGTAATTCACTTGGTGACATGTTTGCGTAATCAGGTTCACTACTAGGTTCTTCGGTTTCTCCTGAACCACCACCTAATAGGTCTCTTAATACAGGGTCACTGTATTCACCATCTTCTACATCTTCTTCACCACCAGCTAATTCTGGTTCATCATCTTTTTCATCGTAAGTACCCATAGCTTCATCATATTCTTCAGCTCTTAATTCTTCGGAAGCTTGGTCAGCGATAGATTTTATTTCTTCCACAGAGTTTCTATCACCTTTAACCACACCTTTCATTAATTGGTTAAATTCTTCAGCTGGAAGAGTTACTAACTTGTGGTAGAATAAAGCTTCGTGTTGTGGGTTATCTATATCGATAAATCTAGAAACTTTCTCCCAAATACCTACACCTAATCTAATATCGTCAGGTTCAGCATCTAAATGGTCAGTCTTATCTTCAACGTATTTTCTAACATCATTATCGTGTGCCGTTCCGTGTAAAGACATTAATTCCATAACACCTTTAGTAAGTTCATGTAATAAGAATGAGAATGTCATTCCTTGTGCTATAATCTTTGGTTTACCACTTTGTTGAATTTCTACTCTTACGTTACCAGCGTGAACACCACTCTCAGATTGACTTCTGATAGTTTCTTTGTCCATAGCCCAATACAAAAAATCATTAGCAGCCATAACCTTAGAATAGTCCTGTCTAGCGTTAGGACCCAAGTTACTCAAAACATCACCAGCCATATGATAAAGGTTTTGTCCTTTTCTAGCAGCCCCGTGTGTCATACCATTAATAATTCTTCTTTTTGTAACTTCAGGTTTTAATTCTTCTTCGGTTTTACCCTGTGGTGGAGGTGTGGTACCTCTACTCATTTGTACGTTACCTTTTTGAATTGGCCTACCCCCTAATTGTGGGTGACCTGTGATTTGTGCGTCTATATCTACAACTTCTTCCGTTAATGCTCCGTATTTTTCTCTAATTAATCTTACAGCCTCTTGAGATAGTTGTTCTTTATGATTCCTTTCCATCATAAGAATATTCTGTAATGACCTAGCCATTTCCATTGAAGCTCTATCAAAGTTAGCCTCACCAAATTTTTCTTCAGCTGCTGACCTAATATCATTGTATAATTCTCTACCCATGTCTCTAACAGAATCACCATCAAGATGTCTAGCGTAGTCATTATCACCTGAATTATACTCATCTTCGTATTTGTTGGCCTCGTTAATTAATTGATTAGTCATTTCTTGTATTAAGTCAGACTTTGACATGATTGGGTTTTGGTTATTTCTAACCATTTCTATAATCTCTTCTTCTTTAACACTAATACTACCGTCATCGTTGTATGTAACATTGTCTTGGTCAGCTCTGTCAATAGCTTTAAGAACGTCTTCATCATCATCCTCAGGTGTATATGTAGTTACAGTTGTAACCTCTTCTTCTTCAAGGTTTTCACTTATAATATTCCAATATAGTTCTGTGATTTCACCTTCACTAAGTGTATCTACAGTTTGTCCTTTAGACCTAAGATAACTTACGAGTTTTCTTCTAACGTCTCTTTCTAATTTGTTCGCCATTTTATTGTGTTTTAGTTTTATCTTTTGTATAATCTAATTCGATATCCATTGTTAGTAATTTAGCTTCAACTTCGGTTTTATGGTCACCGAACTTAAAGACTAATCTATCTATCTCCTCATCAATTTCATCCTCGTCTTCCCATTTTTCCCAACCAAGAGCAATAATACCCTCAACTGCGTTATAAACTTGGAAAACTCCTGATTCTTGGACTAATTCTAAATCTAATTCATTTGTTTGTAAAAATCCAACGGATTTAATAAAAGATGGGGGTGGTGTTAAATCTGACATATCTGTTACGACACTAGATTCATACCATTCCTCCTCCCAATCATGGTTCGTACTATCTGAAAAGAGGAACTCAAACATGTGTTCCCCTTTATAGTTAGTACCAATTTTATTTATATAAATTAGTTTTAAATCATTCATTATTCGAATGTTACATCATCATCGTAATCAGCTTTCGGTCTTGGTTCTTCACCTGGTCTAATTCTTTCAGGTGGACTAAATGGTGTGGTACTAGGTCTAACAGGTCTATCAGTACCCGGCTTAGTAGTAGGTTCAGCTATGTCAGGTTCCTGTGAAGGTGCTGGTTCAGCCATATAATCTACTTCAGCTTTTGGTCTTGGTTCTTCACCTGGTCTAATTCTTTCAGGTGGACTAAAAGGTGATTTTGAAGGTCTCGTTGGAGCCTTTTCTTTTTCTTTTGGTTTTGCAGGTGCTGGATTATTCATACCGTAAATATCGTCATTTCCTAACATTCTGTCAATATCTTCTTCAGTATAATCGTCACCCATGTAAGAAACACCTTCGTTAGTTTCCCAACCCATACCTGATTCGTTGTCAGCGTCGTTCCACTTACTCATTCCTTCATCCATAGGTTCATCACAGTCATCACTCATACATGGTTCCATATCATCATCAGTCATGTAAACAACAGGTCCACCAACTTCTAAATCATCATCCATATAAGAAGTGTTACCGCCAGCAACATCAGGGTCAATGTTTAAATAACCTTTATCTCTGATTGGCATATCAATGTCTTTCATTGGGATTTCTTCATACTCTTCATCTTCTTCCCAACCTAGGTAACCACCCATACCTTCATCATCTAAAAGTATATCATCCTCATCTTCTTCGCCTGAACCACTAGGACCAAATTCATCATCACTTAGTGTTCTACCACCTTGGTATTCCCATGTAGGTTCTTCATCTTCCATAAAATCAACTTCAGGACCTTCTTCTTTACTACCACCACTCTCTAAAGCGTTGATAACGTCATCTTTATCAGCGTCGTCCATAGTATCTAATTTAAGTGCTGAAATAACACTTTTAGCAACCCATTTCTGCATGTCAGAAGATAAGTCCTCAGTATCTCGTAATTGTTGTCCTAATTTTCCTGTAGTTCTTTGGATGTCTTTGATGGAATCACCACCTTCTTCACTACCCATATCAAATTCCATTTCTTCTTCTCCACCTTCTTCACCAGCTTCGAAATCAAACTCTTCATCACCACCTTCTTCACTTTCTCCTTCGTCACCGAAATCAAATTCATCTTCTCCACCTTCTTCGTCACCTCCGAAATCAAATTCATCACCACCTTCTTCATCAGCAGTCTCTTCACCACCAAAATCGAATTCAGGTTCCCCACCTTCTTCGTCACCGAAATCCATAGATGGTTCTTCTTTTTTTGGTTTAGGTTGTTTTAATATAAACTTTTTTTCATCTAATTGTTCTTTGTCCTCAGATATCTGTACATACACACCTTCTTTAAGAATATAGTCAAAAGTTTTCATATCAACACTTTCACTAATTCTACGTTCTCTGTTAATATCGTTAAACATAAGGTTTAATCTACTAACAGCGTCGTCGAAAGCTCTGAATGAATTTTTAGTTCTATTTTGAAGACCGCCAATATAATTAAAATCACTCTCAGTAAGTTGAGTTTTAGTTTCGGTCTTCATTATATAATATGTTCTGTTTTCTCTAACTATTGCGTAAGTGTTACCGTCAGCTGCTGACTTAATTAACTCTATAGCCGATGTTTTAAGACCCTCATTAAGTGGTTTCTTAACATCCGCTAATCTTAACATTTTTTGTAATTGTTTTTTATTCATGTCTATTTAGTTTCGTTTTTATCTTATTGGATATGTTCCGTCAGCGTTTCTATAAAACTCAGGTTTTTTCTTACCTATTAGATACATAGTACCCGAAGTGTTACCTGTCGAACTAACCCCTACTGGTAATATTATACCACTACCCGCTGGTACTGTCACTGATTCTGAATTAATTGTCACAGTTACACCACCTGGTACATAAACCTCTGAATATTGGTTATCTGTAAAATTAGCGTTTGATAATAAATGTATTACGTTCATTTTGTTTTTTATTATAAATATCTCCTATTTTCAAGAGTTAAGGATTTATCATAAGCCAATGTCTTAATATCTGATAATCTTTCTAAAGTACCGTTTCTCCTAAGTGCTTTAAAAGCCATATTCTCTATTGAGAATTCACCTACAGAATCAAGACCACATTGTCTCATCTTTTTTATTTTATCTTGTAATTTTTCAGCCTTATTAACGATAGAAGTATAATCCCTATCATCATGCATATCATCGTAAAGTTCCTCAACTTTATCCATAATAACATTGGCTTTGTGTTTTACCCACTTTTTTTCTATTTTAACATCTTGTTTTTCAGGTTTAATATTCCACTCATCATTTAATATAGAGTAAACACCTGTTGATGTATGTTCTTCGGCTATATCCTGAACGTATATTTCAACGTCAAAACCATATATTTTAATATCGTGTGCTTCGTTCCAAGCTGAACTTTTTGATTTAAGAAAATCTAATACTAACTCTTCATCTACAGGTATATCTTTATAATCTACTAATATGTGTAAATCTACGTCAGAGTATTTTGACCAATTATAGTTAGATAAAGAACCTGTCATAGTAACATCTTCAATATCAATTTCAGGACCCAAACCTAAACCCTCAAAATAATCGTCAGCTATTTTTAATAAAGTTTTTCTTACCTCAGGTTTCATTTTATCACCGTCCCAAATTTTAGGATTTAGTTCATCCTTCATAGTGAACCCCGATAAATCTATTTTTTTATTCATCTTTTCCATATATCTTATAAATATTCGTGATATTTATTAAATATGAGAAAGAAAATGGTTATTAGTGAAGACCAACTAAAAAGAATAATGGAATTTAAGGTTAATGAACTTAATCTTACTGATGTTGCTAAACAATTAAAGAAATTACCTTGTACTGGTGAAAGTATAAAAACTTTAGTTAGTAACAAGTTAAATGAGTTGGGTTATCAGGGAATAAAGGTTAATTTCATAGGTCACGAAGACGGGTCCAACAATCTAATGTATTCCATTTACACTGAAGGACCCATGTTCGTAGTAAAAGCTCAAAGTTCTACTTCAGATAAACCTTGTCTTGAAATCATATATGTTCAAGCTTACGATAAAGTTTAAACAGCCACAGGAGCTTTTATAGTTGGGTGTGGGTCGTAATCGATTAACTCAATATCTTCATATTTAAAATCAAAAACATTTTTAATTTCAGGATTTAACTTAACCTTTGGTAGTGGTTTTGGGTCTCTACTTAACATTTCTTTAACCTGTTCTTCATGGTTATCATATAAATGAACATCACCTCCTGTCCAGACAAAATCTCTAGGAACCATATTAACAGACTGAGCCACCATCATAAGTAATAAACTATATGAGGCTATATTAAAAGGTACACCTAAAAATGTATCCGCTGAACGTTGATACAGTTGTAGTGACAGTTCGTATTTAGGTACACCAGATTCATCCAACTCATCCAAAATGTCATCATGTTTTTCAAAGTGGTCTATAAATTCACCAGCTTTACCATTCTTTTTAACCCAATCAGCTCTTT